TGTAACACTCTCTGAACATCTATTTATGTCTACGCATAACCTAACGACATTCATACCCTCTACATATACTCTTTTGCATCGTGTATCTTTTTCAGTAAACCTTTAATCAATCAAGGCTCGTTTGCCCCTCTGAATACTATAACGCAAATATATATATAATGTTACAATAAAGTTGCATTTTTTTTCATTTTTTTTCATTTTCTTTGACTAAATCCACCAATATATGCTCGTAAAGTATTGATTGGTTGATAGTTAAGTATTTTATTTTTTTTTCATTAAATTATTAATATTTGTTGTTTTTTATTTTGGATAGAGGCTATTCCTCTCTTCAGTAAGTCTAGCTGTCAAAATTTCCGTGCTTCCTTTCGGCTCAAATGATCAACCGACCGACCGACAGATTGGTCTTTCTATTTAACATAATGTAAATTATACTACACGCATATTTGGTAGCAGATTAATATGTCGTTCTGTCGGCTGAGGTGACGTGTAGCTGACCTATCGACCTATCGACCTATAGGTAGCAAGGTTGAGAGGGGGTTGCCTATAAAAAGCTAGAATATCCCAACCAAAAGTTCAAAATGCAGACCCCCCCCATCAATTTTTAAATCGTTTTCCTTTTGGCCAGCTCATCGTCAAACCTATATATTACCCACAACTTCCAAATATTTAACAAATAAAAAAAACGAATGATAAATAATTAGTATATTTGCATCATGAGTATACTATTTGAAAACAGATTTTGGTACGGCATTAATTTAGGTTTTGAGTTATTCTGCCCAGACGAATTATTTGACGAGTACCAGTTAGAGATTAACATATTAATAATAAAAATAACAGTATTATGGCAAAGATGAAAATAGGTAGAACGACCTCTCAAACAACACCCCCTGACAATTATAAAAAGTATCAGTCTGACTCCACTAACTATGTAGATCAGTCTAAATTTTATAAGACCAATAACTTTGACCTTAAGACATTTAGTAATCCTGGAATGGGTAAGCCAAAAAAGGCTTTACCAGCTACAGTTGAAATGTACAACAAGTCATTTAGATCAAAGGGTGAGCCAGTAGCAAAGGACATATACCTTTCTCAATACGGTTCAGATGAAATGTTTATTGAAAAAACAAAAAACAAAGAGTCTCATTCTTTCCCAGGCATTGTATATGACAAGCCAGTAAGACCAACCCCAGTAGTAAAGTCTAAGCCTAAGGATGTAAAGCCGAGCATAACTAAAAATGCAGTGGAGGCTAGTTCTTTGGTTTACGCATCACCTGATTTAACTTTCAAGGCTCAAAAAAAAGAAGACACATCACTTCCTTCATCTATGCCAATTAGAAGGTCAACAGTTACGCCAAATATAAAGCAGAGCCTTCAGGGTTCTTATGAAGGTCCAGCAGCTCCAGAGTATATTCAACCAGGATATAAGCGTGAGAACAGAAAAGGCGGAATGTCTCCTACACTAGCGGCAAAGGTTGTACAAAAGTTGACTGGTTACAACAAAGACTACATGGAGGGCACGAATGGTAATTTTGGAGAGATAGACAAGTCTAAGGGTTGGGATATTTCAACATCTACTAAAACGGGAATGCCTACAGAAGCTCCTAGGAGAACAGAATTTCAAGGTGCAAGTAGCTTAAGAGACCTTAAGGCACAAAAAAAGTACAATAAGGCCTATGATACTTACTCAAGTATGATGAATAATCCAGTGAATCGTAACACAATTGACTCTCAACTAGAGAAACTTAAAAAATAGTAGCACGATTATTGCTATATTTGTATTAAAATTAAATTAAATGATAGTAAAAGAGATTCACTTTGGCGATGACGGCCAAAAAAAACTAAAGTCTGGCATCAAGAAGATTGCTGGAGCGGTCAAGAGCACCATGGGTGCAAGAGGCAGGACGGTACTAATAGAGTCCGAGAACCACATTGGCGGTATAACTGTCACAAAGGACGGTGTAACTGTCGCTAGGTCGATCAATCTGTACGATCCAACTGAAAATTTAGCTGTAATGATGATGCGACAGGCAGCTGATCGCACTGCTGTTGTTGCTGGAGACGGAACCACAACGGCAATTGTGTTGGCAGAGTCTATAATTGACAACGCTGACAATATTATCGACAGTGCCGACAATATTACAGAGGTGATACGTGAGATATCTGAGATAACGACTAAAATTTGCTCAAGGTTGAGCAAGATGTCCAAGAAATTAAGTGGAAAGAAGCTACTTGACGTTGCCACCATCTCTGCGAATAACGACAGGGAGGTTGGCAAGATGATCGCTGACACATTTGGCAAGGTTAACGTTGTTACTGTCGAGAACAGTCAGACTCCAAGCACACACGTAGAGATAATCAGTGGAATGAAGATCGACAGGGGGTTCTCTTCTAAGTACTTCATCACTGATCAAAAAAAGCAGGAGTGTGTACTTGACAATCCGTATGTATTGATCACGGACCACGAGATATCCAACATACTAAATATAGAGAAGGTTATCGCTCACGTTATATCATCAAACAAGTCGTTACTAATTATAGGTCAGCTGAGTGCGTCTGCACTAAACACGTTAAACTTGAACGTTGCACAGGGCAAGATAAAGGCATGTAACATAATCCCACCATCATTTGGATACAGGAGCAAGGACCTGTTGTTTGACTTATCTGTTTCGTTGGGCGGAACATACTTCTCTGAGGACACTGGTGACGATCTATCTGTTATTGAGGTTGAGGATCTTGGTCGTGCTTCTAGGGTTATTATCAACAAGGACATGACGCTATTTATGCCGTTACCAGCTATGACTGATGCGATAGACAAGAACATTCAGGTGTTAAAGGAATCAATTGCTGAGACTACAGACGTTAACGAGGTAAACTTTATCAACGAGAGAATCGCAAACATGTCTGGTGGAATTGGTATCATATATGTTGGTGCACTTAGCGACATTGAGCAAAAAGAAAAGAAGGACCGTATTGACGATGCTGTGTGTGCTGTTAAGGCTGCACTAGAGGACGGGATACTTCCTGGAGGAGGTGTTGCATTGATAGATGCGTTTGACCTTGAGTTTCCAGATGTAAGTACTACGGCTGAAAAGATAATGCTAAACGCTGTTGCGTCTCCATTCAAGCAGATCGTGTTGAACTCTGGTAAGAATCCTGACTTAATTTTGGAAGACATGCCAATCGGTCGGAACTTTGGGTATGACGTGAAGAACGAGTGCTACGGTGACATGATCGGTATGGGTATTATTGACCCAACTAAGGTTACAAGAAACGCATTGATGAATGCTGTATCTGTTGCAACCACAATAATGAGTACTGACGCAATAATAACAAACATAAGAGACTATGAAGGTTCTAAATAGATTTATATTAATAGAGAGGGTATTTGAGCAGAGAGAATCCAAGAGTGGATTAATACTCAGCGGTGACGACTCAAAGGACATGCGTTACCACAAGGCAACAGTCATAGAGACTGGTGTTAATATAGATGGAATATCTAGTGGTGACGTTATACTATTTGACAAGGTATCTGGTCACGATGTGCTTATAGGCGACCAAAGGATGTCGGTGATTCAGGAGAAGGACGTTGTTTGCGTTCTTTAAGTTTATTGTTAAATCTTTTGACGGCTATTGCCACTGTTTTTTGTGAAAAGGTGGCTGTCTGATTATAGATCCGTAGGTTTGTCTCAGGGAACATGTCTATACCGAGCAGCTTTTTATGCATCCCAGACACCATCTTTTTAGCCATTGGTGACAGCTCGAATAGTTCAGCCTCACCAAATCCCTTTGTCCTCCACTTTGATATGAATCCATATCTATACAGCCTGTTGAATCTGTCCTTGTCCCATGGCATGAAGTTGGCGTACTCTCTAAATGTTGTCCTGTTGAATAGGTGCTCACCATAGAGGTAGAGTATCATCTCAAGGTCGTTGACTTTTTTTATGTCGTACTCGTACATTGTAAACTTTCGTACCAGTCCCCAATTCTTAAGGAAGTCATGCTTAACCTCTGACCTAACTACGATTTCTTTTTTTTGTTTTCTTATTCTTCTTTGAATCATTTTGATTATATTTGCATTATAGTATCAAAGATATAAAATAAACCTTTAAAAAACAAAAGATATGCCATTTGATGACAAAAAAAAAATCAGTAGATTAAAAGAGAAAGAAGCTAAACTTGTGAGTAAGGGTTACAAGGCTGTAGACGAAGGTAGAGACAAGAAGGCTGATAGAATATTAGGAAGAGCAGCGAACCTTGAGAATCGTATAATTACTTTAGAAGAAAAAGACAATATGCCAATGAAGAATTCTGCTATTGATATATTTAACAAGAAGCGTTACGATATCTCTAGAGAATTTGACGGACAAGAGGTACCTGGTACACTAACTGTTAGACCTACTATTTTTGGTGGCACTGTTGAGACTGAGAGGTTTAATATGCCTGGAGGCGGAACAAGTATGTCAAGAACTAGAATGAACGATAAGGGACAACCTGTTAGAAGAGTTGTAAAAGATAAAAAAATAAATTAATAAATAAAACATGAAAGCAAAAGCAAAAATGGTTGAAAAGAAGACTGGCGAGAAGTATCCTTCTAAAATGGCTAAGGCTAAACACGAGAAGAAAGAAGGTAAAAAAGAGATGATCATGGAGTACGGAATGAAGGCTGCCATGAAGAAAATGAAAAAGTGAAAGACCCTCGATTAGAGCGAGCTGGAGATTTAATAGGTAGTTTTATCTTAAAATCTACAGAGCTTGTAGGTAAGAATAAGGTATGGGATTGTTTTTGTATTTGTGGAAATGTAAAAAGATTTTGGAAATTTTCAGCTATAAGTAGACAAAAAACATGTGGTTGTGGTACAGATTCATCTGGTCTTTCATCAAAACAAGCAAGATCAATGAAATCAAGAATGCAAGGTTATAAGAATGGAGCTAAAAAAAGAAATTTTGAATGGTTATTATCTTATGATGATTTTGTTAATATAAGTACTAAACCTTGTTTTTATTGTGGTTCAAATCCTAATAAATGGGATTGTATGACAAATGCTCCTTCATTACAAAAAGATAGTCCAAATGTTAATCCAAAAGATTATGTGATATATTTTACAGGAGTAGATAGATATAATAATCAATTGGGTTATACTATTGAAAATTCATTACCTTGTTGTAAAAACTGTAATAGATCTAAAAGTGATTTATCTTTTGATGATTTTAAAGAACATATTAAAAAAGTATATAAATGGCTATACCACCAAGAATAAAAACAACAATTGAGAGATTAAATTTAGAGGGTATTAATAAACCAAAAAAAACACCTTCGCATCCAACTAAAAGTCATGTAGTTATGGCTAAAGATGGTGACTCTTATAAACTTTTACGTTTTGGTCAGCAGGGAGTAAAGACCAATCAGACGGCTGGTCAGCGTGAGGCGTTTAAGAGCCGTCATGCAAAGAATATTGCTAAGGGCAATATGAGTGCTGCATATTGGGCAGACAAGGTTAAGTGGTCACCAAGTGACACAAAGAGCCCTAGCAAAAAATGGATTAAGGGATGATAAACATAGTTGATAATTTCTTAGATGATTTAACGTATATATCAACTTACAATAAGTTATTAGATAATGATTTTGAGGAGGTAGTTGTTGGAGACAAAAGTTTTTGGGTACAGTTTAGCACTCCAGAGTTTGACAAGACTGTCCTTGACAAAGTTAGTTCGATAGAGGGTGTAGAAAGAAAGTCTGTACTCAGTTTTTTTAGGGTGGCTACAGATGAGTTAGACACCGACTGGAGAATCCACGCTGACTCTATAATAAATGGTGAAAGACCAACTAGGGCACTTGTTTTAAATATTTCACCAAGCAAAATGACGGGTTTACACGGCACCGCATTTTGGAGCCACAGAGAGTATGGTGATAGCCTACACGATGGGGTATCGTTTGAAGATTTTGACGGAATGCTTTTAAATCACTCAAATGATTTATCTAAGTGGGAATTACAGTCTGTCGTTGGATATAAGATTAATAGGGCAGTGTGCTATCCATGCAATTACTTCCACAGCAAGTACCCGAATATCGGATGGGCAGCTGGAAGAATGGTTTATGTAATGTTTTATAAATAAAAGATATATGTTAATACTAAAAAACAAGGGGCTTGGTGACACGATTGCATCAATAACGAAGGCGACTGGTCTAGACAAGCTAGTCGGGGAAGACTGTGGCTGTAAGCAGCGACAGGAAATGTTAAATAATCCAGATTTACTAATAAACAAAATATTTTATGGGACAAAGCAAAACATCGAAGTACTACGAGAAGAATCCGAAGGCAGCGGAGAAGCATAGGGAGTACCAGAGAGAACTAAACAAGAAGGAAGAGCAGATTAAGTACCGATCAGAACACGTGAAGGAGCGTAGGAGGCTTGGTATTGACGGCAAGGGCGGCCATGATGTAAGTAAGAAAAAAAATGGTACCTTTGTAAAGGAAAGCCCATCGATAAACAGAGCTCGAAATGGGGCAAATGGAAAAAGTACTAAAAAATAAATAGACATGGCAAATTTAAAATTACAAACTAGTGTAGCAGCGGCTGTTATAAAAAGCGATACTGTTAACATACCATTCCCTGGAGACAATACTGCATCACCAAATACATCAGCGTGGCCTTGTGTCCTTTATGTAGGTGGGGCGGGAAATTTAACCGTTCTTACTGCTGGTGGTAGTACTGTTACATTGGTTGGAGTTGCGGCAGGAACTTTTATTCCTATTCAGGTTGTTAGAGTTTTTACAAGCACAACAGCTACAAATATTTTAGCTCTTTGGTAAGTAATGCAAATAAGTATAGGCATATCTGTAAGGGGAGCACGAACATCAGGTACATCAGGTGCACCTGTAAATTCGTCACCACCTGTAATTAGTGGTACAACTACACTTGGTAGTACACTTACTTCAACAACAGGAACGTGGAGTAATTCACCAAGCAGTTTTGCATATCAATGGATAAGCGGTGTTATTAACGTAGGCACTAACGCTAATACATATGATTTAGTTTTTGCAGATTCAGGTGCAGATATAATTTGTGTGGTTACCGCTACTAATGCATCAGGCTCAACACCTGCTACAAGTAACATAATAACAGCAGATTACTATGGAGATTTCAGAGTAACTGAGGATGATAATCAAATAATAACAGAAAATAACGACAAAAGAATAATACAATAAATTATGGCAAATATAAAAATTAGTCAGTTAATATCAAAAGGGGAATCTTTAGCACCTGATGACTTATTAGAAATTTCTAAGAGCCTTGGTGGTGGTCTCTATGAAACAAGGTCAGTTACAGGTGCAAATATTTTATCTTCAAAGCAGGATACCTTATCAAGTGGTATTAACATAAAAACAGTTGAAGGGCAAAACATATTAGGGTCTGGAAATATTGAAATTACTAAAACTGATATTGGACTTGCTAATGTAGATAATACAAGTGATGCGAATAAGCCAATATCAACAGCAACTCAAGCTGCATTAAATGCCAAACAAAATACAATTACTAATTCAGATAGTATTACTCAAGGTTCTACTAATTTGTTTTTAACCACAGCAGAGAGAACAAAATTAACAAATACAAGCGGCACTAATACAGGTGACCAAACTAATATAACAGGAAACGCTGCAACTGTTACAACTAATGCTAATCTTACAGGTGTAGTTACAAGTACAGGTAATACAACAGCTATAGCTAATGGAGCTATTTCTAATGCAATGTTAGCTAATGTATCAGGCACTAACACAGGTGACAATGCTACCAACACTCAATATAGTAGCTTAGTAAGTAATGCAACTCACACAGGTGATGCTACAGGTAATGTAGGATTAACTGTTAAGGGTATCAATGGGACTTTATTATCTACACTTGGCACAGGAATATTAAAGAACACAACAGGTACAGGCGTACCTAGTATAGCTGTAGCTGCTGATTTCCCTACACTTAATCAGAATACTACAGGAAACGCTGCAACAGTAACCACCAATGCTAATTTAACAGGTGTAGTTACAAGTACAGGTAATACAACAACAATAGCAGATAATGCTTTATCAATAGCAAAAACTTCGGGGTTACAAGCAGCAATTGATTTAAAACAGGATTTGTCAAGTAAAAACGCAGCAAACGGGTATGCAGGATTGGATGCTTCTAGCAAGATAAACCCTAGTCAACTTCCATCAATTGCTATAACAGATACTTTTGTAGTAATTGACCAAGCAGCACAACTAGCTTTAACAGCAGAAGTAGGAGATGTTGCAGTACGTACAGATTTAAACAAGTCATTTATCTTAAAAACATCTCCAGCAACTACATTTGCTAATTGGCAAGAACTACTTACTCCAACTGATTCTGTAAGCAGTGTATTTGGTAGGACTGGCGTAGTTACAGCGCAAAATGGTGACTATACTGCATCGCAAGTAGGCGCACCTTCTGGTTCAGGAACTTCAACAGGCACTAACACAGGTGACAATGCTACGAATAGTCAATATAGTGGCTTAGTAAGTAATGCAACTCATACAGGGGATGCTACAGGGGATGTAGGATTAACTGTTAAGGGTATCAATGGGACTTTATTATCTACACTTGGCACAGGAATATTAAAGAACACAACAGGTACAGGCGTACCTAGTATAGCTGTAGCTGCTGATTTCCCTACACTTAA